GATCACGGGGATCGATGACGCGATGCACGCGCTCGCCTCGGGCGGCATGGCTCTGCTATTCGCCTTGCCGGTGCCGTATCACCTTCAACTCACGCGGATTGAACGCTCCGTGCAGGTTGGTGGAGAGGCTTCCATCGGTGAGATTGCCATTTCGATCCTCGCTACGTTCTTCGCCAAGCAAAGCGTGCCCGACACCATTCTTTCTTGACCATCAAAGGGAGCCCACTCCATGACCATCAGCCTAGCCACCGGTACCCAGGTCGCCATTGCGTCCACCTACGGAACCCAGTTCACGATCACCGCCATCACCAACGCCAACCCGGCGGTGGCCACACTCAGCGCGTCGCACGGCGTGATCGTGGGCGACATCATCGAGGTCACCTCCGGGTGGGATCTCATCACCAAACGCCTGTTCCGCGTCAGCGTCGTCGCAACGAATGACGTCACGCTGGAAGGCCTGAACACCGTCAGCACCACCGATTTTCCGGTGGGTGCGGGCGCAGGCACCGGGCGCGAGATCACCGCGTTTACCAGCATCACGCAGATTCAGAGCATCGCAACATCGGGTGGCGACCTGAATTTTGCCGACATCAGCACGATCGTGGACCGCGTACAAAAACAAATCCCAACCACGCGCAGCCCGCAGCAAATCAATTTTGTCCTGTTCGACGATCCGGCCCTGGCCGGCTACATCGCTGCGCTCGCCGCCAGCAACGCGAATGCGCTCACCGGCATGCGCATCGTGTTCCCAGACAACTCGCGCGTGCTCGCAAACGGCTATTGGAGCCTGAACCCCACGCCCACCATCAACATCAACGCGCCGATCACGGCGCAGCTCGGGTTTTCTGCGGCGGCGCCGGTCACGCGTTACGCAACCTGAGCGTGTGGCACGTGACGGGCCTGGGTGCGCACTGCGATGGAGCTTGACGACATCCGCCGCCAGGCCCTGGCCGCGCGTGAATTTCAAAAGGTCATCGAGCATGTCACGTTCACATTGCGTTTGCCAACCCGCTACGAGGTCACCCTCGCGGCACGGCGCTCGGCAGCACGTGGCGCCACGCTCGATGGCAGCACAGACAACGATCCCGCGCATCTGCTCATCCTGGAGCGCCTGCTGCTCGAGCAGGCCGTGGTGCGCTGGAGTGGCCTGCGCCTGCGCAACGTGCTGCCGGATGAAGCCACTGACGAAGACATCACACACAGCTCAGGCGCCGTGCCGCTGCTGCTCGACGCCCAGCCAGACTGGGCGCGCGAGCTCGGCGTCGCCCTGTTCGACCGCATGGCGCAGCGACGCGAACGCCAGGATACAGCCGCAAAAAACTGATCGAACGCCGCGCCTGGGAGCGCTCCCGGGGCGAGGTGGCCAAGCTCGATGCGATGGGTATGGGAAGCATGGCTGCGCCACCCCCAGAACTCTGCGAAGACGCCTCGCGCGCCAGCCACTGCTGGAATTTTTGCGGCGGCTGGAACCCGCAGGCTTGGCCCGTCTACGCCGCGCTCTACCCCGTGCCGGATTGGCACGCGCTGATTGATCTGATGGCGGAACTGCGGCATGGCTGATGCGCAAATCGTCCTCTCCGCCGAGGACCGCACCGCACGCGTTATCGCGGGCCTGAAGGCCAATCTCGGATCGGTGAGCAGCGAAGTCTCGACCCTGGCACGTGGGTTTGGGTTGCTCGGCCCGGCCATCGTCGGCGGCCTGAGTGGCGCTGCGATCGTGGGATTTGTACACAGCCTCGCGGCGGGCCTGGACCAACTCAACGATGTGAAAGCCGCTACCGGGGCCAGCATCGAGAACCTCAGCGCACTCGAAGACGTTGCCGCGCGCAACGGCATCAGTTTCGATACCGTCAGCACGGCCCTCATCAAGTTCAACAAGGCCTTGACAGAGGGCAAGCCCGACAGTGATGTAGGCCGCGTGCTCAGGAGCCTGGGCCTCGACGCCGAGAAGCTCAAAGCCAGCGACCCAGCAGAAGCCCTGCGCCAGACCGCCGTGGCGCTGGCCGGCTTTGCCGACGACGGCAACAAGGCCCGCGCCACGCAAGAGCTGTTCGGCAAGAGCTTGGCCGAGGTAGCGCCGCTGCTCAAGGAATTGAGCGAAACGGGTGAGTTGAACGCCACCGTCACCACGGCGCAAGCCGAGGAAGCCAAAAAATTCAACGATCAGCTCAGCCAACTCGCCAAGAACGCGACAGACACCGGGCGTAGCATATTCGCCACTCTCGTCCCAGCCCTAAACAGCTTGTTCGAGCGGATCAAATCGAAAGGCGGAATTGGCGGGTTGCTCAAAGAGACATTCTCGCTCGGCGTCAGCCAGATTGAACTGGAGCGCACGCAAGACCAGATCGCTGCACTGAACACCGAGGCGCAAGACCTGACAGCCACTCTCGCTCAAAATGGCGACGGCGGCACCGGCGGGTTCATCCAGCGCGCCATCGGTTCCAACGCCAAAGAGCGCTTGCAGGAGGTGCGAGCAGAACTGCAGCGCTTGCAGGCCGACGAAAAGCGCGTCATCGACGCTCGGTTCGCCCTGCTTGGTGCCGGGAGCAGCACCGCAGGGCAAGGCCGCGGCAACGTGAATCCGCAGAATGCTGTACCACGCGCGACGCTGAAGATCCCGGATGCAGCCAAGAAGCCCGAAGCCGAAAGAATCAGCGACGCGCGGCGAGAACTCGCACAGTACGTCGACACGCAGCAAAAACAACTCGAAGGGCTGCAGCAGCTCACCGAAGAGCAGCAGGCGCTGAACCTGTTGCAGCACCTGGGCTCCCTCGGAGAAATACCGCAAGTGCGCGAGCTCGTGCTCGAGCTGGCGAAAAAGCAGGAGACCCTCAAGCAAGAGGCAGAGGCGCGCAAGGAAATCATCCGGCTCGCCAAAGAAGAGGCCGACGCACAAAGAAAGCTCGACGAACAGCTCGAAGGGTTTTCCGGGCGCATCGAAGAGGCGAACAAACGCGCGCTGACGTCCCGCCTCGAGGAACGCCTGCTCGCCGGCGAGGTGTTCAGCGACGAAGAACTGAACCGCATCGTGCGCGGCATCGGCGGCGTGCGCGAGGAAACCGCCAAGGCAAACGACACCGCCGAGCAGATGGGTCAGGCGTTCGGCTCCGCGTTCGAGGGCGCCATCATCGGCGGCAAGGGGCTCAAGGACACGCTGAAGGGTCTGGAGCAAGACATCCTCAGGATCACGACGCGCAAGCTCATCACCGAGCCGATCGCAGGCGGTGCGACCGACTTTTTCAAGGGGCTCGGTTCATCCGGTGGCGGCGGTGGCCTTGGCGCGTTCTTCGCGAACCTATTCGGTCCGGGAGGAAGCTCTGGGCAATTCGGAACCGGAATATCAGGATTCGCGGTTGGCAGTGATTTTGTGACGCGCGACCAGCTCGCATTCATTCACCGCGGCGAGAAAATCATTCCCGCAGCAGAGAATAGGCGCGGAGGGAATGCCCCGCAGATCACGATCAACATGAACGGAAGCGGCGGCCAGGTCGATCGAGCCACAATCGCCCAATTGCAGGCCGCGGTCGGTTTGGCTACGTCTCGCGCAATGCGCAGGAATCTGTAGATGTCGTTTTTCGAAACACCACGTTTCCCAGAGGGCATCAGCTACGGTGCCGCGGGGGGCCCTGGGTTTTCGACGGAGGTCATCACTGTCGAGAGTGGGCGTGAGAAGCGCAATGCCAGATGGACGTTCCCGCAGCACCGATGGGACGTGAGCCACGCGGTGCGGGTGCAGACGGACCTTGATGCCCTGCGCTCGTTCTTCCTCGCCATGAACGGCCGCTTGCATGGCTTCCGGTTCAAAGACTGGAGCGACTTCGCCTGCCTCATCACCCAGGGAGTTGTGACCGGCATCACCTCGACCACGTTCCAGCTCGCCAAGCGCTACACCAACGGCGCGGTAAGCAAGGACCGCAACATCATCAAGCCGATCGCCGCGGGGTTTGTGCTCAAGGATACCGGCGTCACACTCACCTTGACGACCGACTACACGCTCAACACGGTCACCGGGGTGGTCACCACCGTCATTCCGCGCACCGCCGCCAATCTCACTTGGAGCGGCGAGTTCGACGTGCCGATGCGGTTTGACACCGATGAGTTTCACGCCGAGATAGTGGACCGCTCTGGCTCGGTGCTGCTGTACGCGCTGACCAGCGTTCCGATCGTCGAGGTGCTGCTGTGAGCCGCACCATTCCCGCGGGGCTGCTGAGCCACTATGCGCTTGACACGCACACCCTCGCCACATGCATCACCATCACGCGCACCGATGCGACTGTGCTGAGATTCACGAGCCTCGATGTGGCGCTCGTCGTCTCTGGCAATACCTACCTGCCCGCGGGCCTGAACGTCAGCGGGCTCGCCAGCGCGGCAGGCCTTGGGGTCAACAACGCGGAGTTGCAGGTGCTGCCAGACGATGCGCTCGGCATCGTGCGCACCGACCTGATCACCGGGAAATGGGATCACGCCGCGTTCAGCATCTTCGAGGTGAACTATCTCAACGCCGCCGCGGGAATCAACACGCTCATGGCCGGCACCCTCGGTGAGGTGAAGCCCGGCCGTGGGCTGTACACGGTGGAACTTCGGAGCCTGGCGCAGGCACTGCAACAGCCGGTCGGGTTCGTCACGCAAAAGACATGTCGCTACCGATTGGGCGACGCGCAGTGCACGCTGAACCTCGCGCCGTTCACGGTGACTGGCAGCGTGACCACCGCGACCAGCAATCAGGTGTTCACGGACAGCACGAAAGCGCAGGCGGCGGAGTATTTCGCGGAGGGCCAGCTCACATGGACCAGCGGGCCGAACACCGGGTACACGCACAAGGTGAAGAGCTTCGCCGCGGGCGTGTTCACGCTCAGCCTGCCCGCTCCGTTCACGGTGTCGGTCGGGAACGCTTTCAGCGCCATCGCGGGTTGCCAGAAACGCCACATCACGGATTGCAAAACCAAGTTCAACAACCTGCTGAACTTCGGCGGTGAGCCCGATCTTCCTGGCGTTGATGCGCTGATCCGCGCGCCGGTGACGAGCGTATGACGTACCTGGACGGCGCGGCAGTCGTCGCCGAGGCGCGGCAATGGCTCGGCACCCCTTGGCATCACCAGGCGCCGCTCAAGGGCGTCGGGTGCGACTGCACGGGTCTTGTGCGCGGAGTCATCAACGCATTCAGGCCCCTGCCAATTGAGCTGCAGCAAATGGACTACGCGCGCACGCCCGATGGCGTGACCCTCCTGCGCCTGTGTCGTGAGCACCTGCACGAGGTTGCCGACATCGAGCCCGGTGACGTGCTTGCGTTCCGGTACGGCTCCGACCCCCAGCACATGGCGATCGCCGCCGACTACGTGCACGGCGGGCTGAGCATGATCCATGCGCTCGATCAGCGCGGCCGCGACCCCGGCAAGGTCGTCGAGCACCGCATCGACGGGGTTTGGCAGCGCCGTATCGTCGCGGCGTTCAGGGTGCCAGCATGACCGCCCGCGGAGCCCTCACCGTCGTGGGGCAGGTGGTTGGCGGGTATCTGACTGCCGGCAGCCCTATCGGTTCGGCTATTGGCGGCGCCATCGGTGGGTTCATCGGCGGTGAGATCGATGGCCCGCAGAACGCGCAAGGCCCGCGAATCAGCGACCTCAAGATCACCACCTCGAACTACGGTGTGCCGATCCCGTACGTTGAAGGCCACCCGCGAATCTCGGGCAACATCATCTGGGCCAGCAGCAAACGCGAGATTGCCACCACCACCAACCAGGGCGGCAAGGGCAGCGACAGCACCACCGATGTCACCACCTACACCTATGAGATCGACCTGCTGATCCTGCTCAGCGCCAACGTCATCGCCGGCGTGACGCGCATCTGGAGCAACAGCAAGCTGGTCTATTCCAGCCTCGCCAGCAGCGACGCGCAGACCCTCCTCGCGAGCCAAACGTCGCCGGCGTGGAGTGAACTGATCGTCTACACCGGTGGTGCGACCCAGTTGCCCGACCCGACCTACGAGGCGGCGGTAGGCGTTGGCAACGCGCCGGCATACCGCACACGCGGCACGATGATGATCCGCGGCCTGCAACTCGGCGGCAGTGGGCAAATGCCCAATCTCACGTTCGAGGTGGCGAGCAGCGTCAGCACGGCAAACCTCGATGTCACGGTGCACGATTTTGCGGGCCCCGGGCGCTACTTCACAACGTCGCTGACCGACACAACTGACAACAGCGCGCTGCCGGAAGACGACAGCCTATGGTTCGATGGGTCGGGCCCCTACGGAGATGCCCCACATCCGACGGCACCGTTGAGCGGCATCAACCCCAACACGCCCGTAGTGACAGATCAGTCGATATGGGTACGCGTCGCGGTGGATGTCCCGATAGGCGCACAGATCACGG